AACGTGGTTTAGCAACGAGTCCCAATCCGCCACAGTGGCTGAGGAACGTGTTGTCTTATAGGCAGTACCAACACCACGAGAAGACACATTGTCTATCCCACGCTCTTGGAACCGCCGCAGGAACTCGACCTCGATCTTGTCCTGTTTATTTTTGTCTCCCGCGTCGTCTTCGGTGTACGCAGCTTTGCGCTCCGCACGACGGTCACGTAGAGCTATGAATAGTTTCAAGCATGAAACGTCATCCAACTCTGAGATTTTCGCCATTAGTTTTCTCCTTTTTAGAATTAAGCCAGCTGTCAATATCAGCTTCATCCCACCGCAAGACTTTCTGCGAGACTTTGATCGGTTGGGGGAAGCTCGTTTCTCTGCGACGCAGTGCTGGCAACGCCGCTTTAGTGATGCCCAGTTTTTCAGATACCTCTTCAGGTCTAAGCAAGTTCATTCTATTTATACCTCTATATGTGTTCACTTGTAAACAGATTAGTGCATATACGTTCACCTGTCAAGCCATGACAGTGTCCCGATGTGCCTTTACTTCGTCTAGTAACGCCCCTTGCATCTTCTGCTTATTGCGAAGACGCGAGTAGATGCGCTTCTCTACTGGTGTGCCTTCAAGCATGATGATGAAGTTACTCATCTTCTGGCCGGGTCTATTGATCCGACCGTTTGCTTGCTCAAAGACTTCGTTCGACGTCACGCATGAATACCAAATGATGGTAGATGCTGATGTCAGCGTCAGCCCGTGGGACATAGCGGCAGGTTGCGCCACGATAACCTTTGGGTCTTTGCTCTTCTGGAACGAGCCGAATATACGGTCACGCTCATCTTTCTTTACCCCGCCATGTATCACCTCAACGGTGAAGTCCTTACTGAGTTCTTCAGCGACCATGCGAACCGAACTAACGTACGGTACGAACACAATCACCTTGCCCTCGGCTTGGCGTACAATCTCACGGGTCTCCTCGACACGAGGCGTAGACGGTATAGTCACCTCTTGTTTGTCATTGGAGTAAACGACACCACAGGCAATCTGTACTAGCTTGCCCATCTTGACCGCTTCATTGACTGCTGTGATCTCACCTTCTTCTGCTTCGGTGCGCATCCTAGCAACCATCTCTTTGTAGGCTTTGTTCTGTTCCTTAGTTAAACCCACCTGTCGAGTCTCGTACATAAGTGGAGGCAGGTCAACACACTCGTCACGTGTAAAACGCACAGATGGTTGCATAACGTCACGTACGATCTCAGTTGCATCAGGCTTTGGCACCCACGAGAACTGCGATAACTGCCTCATCACCTGACCTTTGAACCTGTTGAAATAAGGTGGCACATTGCTCGGTGATATAAGTCTTGTCTGCGCCCATGCGTCTGTCGGTGCGTTAGGCGTCGGTGTACCTGTCATACCCCAACAAGCACGGACGACCTTGTGGCGGTTGACTACCTTGTTGATAGCTTTCCACCTGTCGGTGCCTGCGTTGCGTGCGGCCTGTGCTATCTCATCAATGATGACTAGGTCGATGTCTGGACGATCTGCTAACAACGGCTCGATGATCTGCAAGCCGTCATGGTTGATGATGTACACGTCGACGTCGGTGTTCAGCAGCTTGATGCGCTTGTCCTTCGATCCGTGTAGCACCGCATAGTCTAGGTGGGGGAAGTGTTGGAACACCTCGTCAGCCCATGTGCGCTCTAGCGTAGACAATGGGGAAACCACTAAGACTTTATGGAGATGGCCGACGCTACGTAGGTAGTCATAGGCCCACAACGACGCAAGCGACTTGCCAGTGCCAAGTTCAGATAGATTGAACGCTCTGTCATACATAGACAGGAACGCGGCGGCTTCACGCTGTGCATCGAACGGCTTATAACGTCCCGGCCAATCGTAGTACTCACGTATTGGGGCAGGGGGTTCGTACCCTAAGTTGCGTAGTACTTTAGTCTCTGTGAGTTTGTGCGGCACAGCAACGTACGGCACACCCTTAACTGTGAACTGCTTAGCCGTTGGTATTACATTGGTGATACGATCCGGCTCGCGGCTTTTAAGTAGTAGGGCTTTCTTCTTTTTCCAAATTAACATCTGTTGTGTCCTTATATAAACCGGCGTCTAGTTGGCGGATGCGTTCGTCGCACACGTGCTTGATCTTCTCGTAGTCGAGACGACGTTGGCCGGGCTTGTTACGTAGGACACGCTTAACAATGTCAGCGTCCCATGGGTTCAGGTCGTACTCTAACCAGATGTCCCATGGTTGGATTGCATGTTGGGAGTAGTCGGACTCGCCGACATGGTGGCTTCGTGTCTCCACTTCTTGCCGCCAGTTGGGGGAACCAATCATATTCATCAAGCGTTGCGCTTCTGCTTCTGTTACATCGCAGTTGAGCGAAACTTCTCTGGCGTCAGCTGTAGCACGATGCTTCAACAGGTATGCCCATACGCGTTCTTCAGTCTTATCCATTTCTAACCTCTTAGGAATACATTTTAGGGTTCTTCTTGCGCCACCCTTTGTTCTTTGCGGCACTCACTACGCGAGTGTTCGACTTGGCTGTGCTACCGCCCTTGTCCAGTGGCACCTTGTGGTCGATGTGTTTACCATCGCCCTTCTTTACGCGGCCTTCTTTGATGGCCTCGCGGCGTGCTTTGTTATTAGCCACGCGTTTTTTCTGCACACTAGGCTTCTTGTTATAAGCCGCCTTAGTCTTTAATTCCTGCTTCGATGATTTTGGCATTGATGGCCTCCTTAACTTGTTCAACATCGTCGACAACAAGTGCTAACCCGTAAGCACATTGTATGTCGTGAATTTCACGTTCCTGATTAGCAGTTACGTTCTTTATCTTGCCCGGCGCTTTAGTCTCGAAAGCCATGAATAAACCCTTGTGGCATACCAGTATGTCGGGGCAACCTACACGTCCCATGCCATTGGATACGGGCATGTAGTACCAAGCACCTATCTCTTTAAGATACTCTTTACATTTCTTCTTAACTTTACCCTCTGGAGTCATACCCATCAGTGCATTGGCTCCTCTAGGTAGTCGCCGTGCATGGCGATGAACTGTTCGAGCCTGTGTAGTAGCTCTAATTCAAGTGGTGTAAGCAGGTTCTGCTCGACTGCTAACTCTATAAGTTGTTTGTTATTCAATTCCATCAGTTGGTCGATGGTTAGTGTTGCTATCATTTTTATACTCCGCAGAATTCACAAAGTTTCTTGCCTACGGGGCACCAGTTTTTACACAATCCGCTTGGCTTTGGCGTCCACTTATCTTCTTCGTGGGCTATGGCTAATCGTTTTAGTCTCGGCATGAACTCGTTCCATATCTCTGGTAACTGGTCACGCGTGAACACCTCTTTATCAAATTCACTGGTCTTTAGCCATATGAACCCAGTCGTAACTCTATCTATCCACGGGTAGATTGCGAAAGCAAGTGCTGCAAATAGTTTTAACTGATCTGTGTCAGGCTTACGTTTGCCTGTTTTCCAGTCGAGTAGGTACGCCCTGTCTGACCCAACGACCCCGATGTCGATGATGCCGCGTACCCACACATCCTTAGCCATCCACGTAGTAGGGCGGAAGCTCCGGTCGAGAGCAATACGTTCTTCGATAACACGCTTACCTTCGTAAGATAGTATCTTCTTAACGTACCGCTCGTATTTTTTGAGGTTCTTAGGCAATGGTTTACCGTCCTTGGCGAACAGTTCCAGTGCCTTGTGAACTTCGTTGCCCCAGATAGTTGCTTCTGTCTGAGGTTCTTTGACCTGCCGTGTCACCCGAGTTAACTCAAAGCGACGTGGGCAGGTTTCAAATGCTGTAAGAGCCGAATAACTCCATGCTTTTTTTAGTTCCACGGTGGCAAATTTCCTTCATAGATTTCTGTGTCTATTATATCCCAGAACTCTAATAGCATTTCGGTGCGTAGATCAGTCGATAACCTGTCTTGCTTTAACCGTTTGCGTTGTTGTTCTAGGAACGCGAGACGCCTCTGCGCCCATATGTGCTCTTGCTCTGCCATCCATTGCATACGTTTGGTGTAAGGTATCTCACCATAAAGCGCTTCCGCTTTGATGATCGCCCTAGCCATTCGTTCTCTTCGTGACTGTTGAACATAGCGTCCATTTAGTCGGCGGTAGATTGCTTGCACCTTAACAAACTGAAGACTACGTCGGTCGAAGCTGTCTCTTATCTCCAAGACGTACTGCGTAAACCCTTCTAGGTTATTGCTGTACGCTTCGATGAGTGGTTTTAAGAACTCATGCGCCTTGGGTAATAAAAATACCTCGGGATTATCTTCGTAACTTGTCATATGCTTATCTGCAATCGTTAGCCATTCTTCTACTTTGTCGGGATTTCTTAACAGGGTTGCAGTAACCGCTGATAAAGGACTCTCCTCAAAGTTATCAACCTTGATGCCCATTGAAGTTTACCTCCATGTATATCTCTTTCTATTGATTTATTCGGGGTTCCATACTTCAACGGGTCTTGGGGCGGAGCGAGTGGGGGGTTTTCCCAACTGGCTTGTTCAGGTGAAAAAGTTGCAACTGGTACGTGGCAACTCCTAGTCTTGTTGGCAGTAGCAGTTCTTGCGCTCTTACCATTGTTTACTTCGTGGATATAAGCCCACGTATAAATACAACTATTTGTCATGTTGTATGTCTCCTTTGTATATGTTTACATGTATATAACATGAAACGACCCTATCTGTACACATTTTTACAGATTAGGAAACCTTTATTTTGCGTCACCATATGTATCCGCAATGTCTCCCTCGCTCCATGTAACTAGCTCTGGCCACCACGTAGGGGGTGTGCGCATTACTTCCTGTACTATATCTAGCATCAACTCTGCCTCATCTTCGGGTACAACATATACCAACTCATCGTGCACCATAAGGGCAGGGTTTAACTTGGTAAGTTGCTGAACTGTTAACGCGTTGTCGGCGATTACACATCGGGCCAAGTGCTGTACGATGTTCTCGTCGATCTTTCCTGCGTATATTCTGGCCTTGTTCCGACCATGTCCGTATATAAATTCCATGCGACCGTCGTCTTCGTTGCGCTCAGTGCGCAGACTTGGGTAGCGGATA